TTCGTAAAGATCAGATACAATATGAGACAGCATTTTCCTATGTTCGTTTTACCTTATACTTATTTATAAAATTCTTAATATCTTTAGTTCCAGTCATTTTCATTGCATATTTTCTAAACGCATCTGTTCCAACTTCTCTTTGATCAGCAGGAACTCCAGATACTTCTGTCCATTCAACTACATCTTTAATCCAAGATTTAAACATCGTTTCATCTTCAGTTACACAGATCAAATAATTTGTTCCTCTCCTAATTATTTTTCCAACATTTTCATTAACGATACTTCTAACCCATTCACCTTCATTAAATATTTCCTTTCTGATATATTTTTCTCTAAGTTCTCTTTCAAACTCTTCAGAATTAGTTTGTTGGGAAGATGGAACTTTTGGATTTATTACATTTCTATTCTGCCTCGGATCCTTTCTATTTGGGAGTTCATTTTGATTATAAAATTTTAATCCAACCTGACCAGATGGCAATCTTTTCGCTTTTGCCTGAAATTCCAAATCTCCAGTGCGAGGATTCATTTTATAAAAATCACTTCCATTTTTCCGTATCAATCCAAGTCTCTTAGCATTAAATGCAGCAAGAGAAGTTTGAGATTCAGATACAAATTGAGAAAATGGTTTCATATTTTTTAAATATATCTATTTTATTTTTAAATTTGTTTATATATTATTTATCCATATCCACTACGCCCCTACCTTTCATATATCCTTGAGTCCAAAATCCTCCTCTGACATTTCTTAACTCTTTCAATACTGTAGTATTTTCGTCATCTCTAGTATCAATTATTCTACCTTCTTCAGATGATTTCCTTGCTCCTAAAACTGGAGTATATTCTCCTCTGAGTCCAGATAATCTACCATTCATTACCATCTTAGGGAAAGTTATTACAATCATATTAGATCTTTTAGTAATAGTGGGATCACCTTGGACAAAATAATTAACATTATCGTGTCCGTGTCTAGAACCATATTTTTTACCAAATACAGATTTCTTTTTTAAACTGTTACTTTTAATTTTTCTGAAAATTCTACTCTTTCCTCTTTCATCTAATACTTTACTTTTCCATTCGCCATTTACCAAATCTTCCCTAAACCTTTTTACTTCAGGATGATTGTAAATTGTATTACCAGCAACGTTTCTACTAATTCCACCATATTGTTGGAAATCTTTTGCAGTATCGCCTTTTTTATGGGAGATATAGCATTTTTCCTCCCCATCATAATCTACTATTACAAAGTCTGCTTTTTTGCCAGATATTCCACCAACAAATCCAGCAATGTTATCATAAACTTTATTTCCAAACTTTAATTTTACTGGAACCCCTCCACCAAGTTCCTGAATACTTTGATTTATTTTTTTGATTACTCTAAGTTCTTCCGAATATGAAGATGTTCGTTTTATTTCCTTTTTTCTTTTAAATGTATCATCCAATAAAGAATTCCAAATATTATAATCCTTTTGTTCTCTGCCGCTAGCAAATTTGAATCTTATTCGTATCTCCTGTTCTTTTTCTTCTGGTATTATCGATGAAATTATAATATTTCCAGTAAATGTGCTACTTGGAAGTTTTGAAAATATCCAATCTTTTTTTTCTTTCAATTCTAAATCGATGAGATATTGTTGAACCAATTCCTTTGCATCTTGCCTACTATCACATTCAAACACAATTTCTTTAAACTTCTTTCCAGGATTACGTTTTATAGAAACTCTATTATTATTAATTTTTTTATTGTTAAATTTGTTTTCTATCAATATACACAATCTGCCAAATTGATATGCCATTTTATTTTTATTTATTAAAAAACCTCCCGAAGGAGGTTTGAATCAGACGCCTAAAACAGCACCAATGTTATCATCAATATCTTTAATTACATTGCGAATATCAATTACCCGAGGAGGAACACTTACTTCATCATAAGTATATCCTTTTTGAGCGTCAAACAAGACTTGACGAACTGCTGCTGCTGCACGAGCATCCATTTTGATTGTTACTTGTTTTTCTTTTCTCACAGGTCTCCCTCCTTACGATTTTCGGAACGTTCAATAGTAAATGCACCTTCAGGATAACGAGCACTCAGTTTCTCAAAATTCATTTGAATGACTTCTTCAAGAGAAATATCTAGACCCATACAAGCTTGAGCAACATACCACATAATATCACCAAGTTCTCGTTTTAGATGAAAAACATTTTCTTCATTAACTGGTTTTCCTTGGAAAACAATTTTCTTCACAATTTCAGTAAATTCTCCTGCTTCTGCACTCATACCTACAGCAGCAGTAAGCAATCGCTCAGTAGGAAATCCTTCCCTTTGAAGATCTGCAAGACGGCAGAAAAATCGGGGAAATTTTTACTTGGTTGGGAAGTGGTTGCATTAACGAAATCAACATACTTATTAAGATCAATAGTCATCAGAATTTAAATCCTTCGAATGTTTTCTTTGGTTTTCTTTCATCAAAATCATACTCTTCTTCTTGTTTGTTGTCAAGAATATCATTTTGAGCAGATTGTTCGCAGTCATAAAGACGCATCTTTGCCCTATCAATACCAACTACAAATCTTTTATGAATGGTTGGATCATTATAACGATTCTTAAGTTGCTTTACAAGAATCTGTCCCAACTCTTCCAACTCTTCAGTGCTAATAAGGGCAAACATAAGATCAGCAGTAGCAGGGAGACCAAAGGACTCAGAAGTATCAGTAAGTTCAACATCAGAACTACCGTAACCTGAGCGAGTGGTTTGAGTAGCAGATACGATTGGAACGTTGAATTCAACTGCAAGTCCTCGTAGTTCTTCAGCAATTGCTTTAACAAATGTATAAGAATTGATATTGCTGTTTCCCCTATACCTGCTGGAAGAACAAATATTAAGGTAATCAATGAAAATAATATCAGGTCTAAATGACTTTTTAAGAGCAAGTTCATTAAGAAGTGCCTTGAAATGACCAGCGTGTGCAGAAGCAGTTGGATACTCTTTAATAATTAATGTTCCTTGTGTTTTCTTAGCAAGATTTGTAACCTTACTTTCAAACATTTGCTTTGGAAGATTTACAATATCTTGAATAGGAACGTTCAAGAGATTTGCGTCAATTCTTTCAGCAATGCGTTCTTCTGCCATTTCCAGCGTAATGTACAGAACGTTCCTCCCTTGGAGCAAGACGGAGCTAGCAACGTGGCACATGAATAAAGACTTGCCGACGCCCGTACCAGCAAGAGCGATATTAAGAGTTTTGTTAGGGAGACCACCTTTGGTAATTTTGTTAAAGTATTCAAGATCAAATTCAATTTTATCCTCCTTTTTGTGATAAGATTCATACCTTTTTTCATAATCTTGCAGATAATCGTGTCCAACATTATTGTCAAAACTTACAGCAAGAGCATCAGAAAGAATAGAAGGGATACTATCACGATTCTTCTTTTCATCTTTACCATCAGCGATATGAATAGATTCCATCAGTGCCAAATAAATGGCGCGATCACGACACCATTTTTCAGTAGTATCGATCAACCAATTTTGCTCAACTGCAACATCATCTAAACAAGAAATTAATTGAATAATTTCTTTAAATGTTTGCTCATTAATATCTGTTCTTTTCTCTATTTCAATAGAAAGAACTTCTTTTGTTGCTGGTTTATTATATTCTTGAATAAAATTAAGAATCTCTTCAAATACAACTTTTTGATTTGAATCTTCAAAATATTCAGGTTTTAAAAATGGTATTACTTTTCTAATATATTCTTCATTGTATAACAGGTTTCTAAGGATTAGAAACTCAACTTTCTCCATAACTAAATTCCTTACGTGCGATTTCGTCCAACTGTTGCATTACTTCTTCAGTAAAATATTCCTCTGGGTTAGCAAGAATTTGTTTTGCATAAATCTTCTTGCCGCCCATCTCATAGCGACCTGCTACATTTTTCCAGAGTCCACCAATCTCACCAAGTTCCAGAAGACCGTAGTAACGATCAAGACCGCGCTCATCATAATACAAACGGATTTCAACATCTTTATTCTCCTTACTCAGACGCGATTTAGCAGTCTTAGCCTTGATAATATTTCCGACCACTTCCGTTCCATCCTTTTCTTTCTTCTTGCTGAGATAGATGATCGTACTTGCTGCATATTTGAGTCCAGAACCTCCTCCCATTTCTTTAGTTGGTACGTAAGCTCCGATGACATCGTATGTATGATTCGTGACAAGGAGTGGGACATTTGCTTGACCTAATTTTAGTGTGAGCATTCGGAATGCACCTTTAACAAGTTGCGATTTAGTCATATCACGAACTTGTTTATCGTTCAATGCATCGGTGATTTCTTTCTCAGTGGAAAGCATACCAAGAGAGTCTAGCACAAACATACAAGGTTTGCGTTCTCCTTCAGGTTTTTTTAAGTAAAGATCTACTGCCTTAAGTGCCTTTCCACGAAAATCTTCAATAGTAACAACATTAACAACTACAAGACGAGATGTATCAATGCCGCGAGATTCTACAAGAGATTTAGTGATAGCAGCCTCAGTGTCAAAGTAGAGACAGTAACCATCGGGATTAGAATCAAGAAAGTTCTTAACCACGGCGAGAGAGAAAAAAGTCTTT